TCTACGTTTCCGGCTACGAGAAAGCATTCTGTGCCGTGTTAATTGGTGGGAATAAGATGCGTATCTACGAAATAAAGCGCAACGAAGAACGCATCGCTGAACTAATAACGGAAGAGAAGAAGTTCTGGTATGATTATGTGGAAGGGGGGATGAATCCCCCTCCCCGCACTAGCGAGGAAGCCTTGTTACAATTTCCACGGGGTGAGATTGATGCTGCTCTGCTTGCCAACCCAATGACTATTCAGCTTCACGCTGCTGTCAAGAAACTGGATGAGGAAATAAAATCCAAGCGGGGCGAGCGTGAGGGTCTAGTCACTGACTTGATGAATCACCTCAAAGATCACACGCTGCTGGTCACTGCGGACGGGAAGAACCTTATAACGTGGAAGAATTCTACCCGTAAGAATAAAGATAATAAAGCTATTGAGGCTGCGCTGTCTAAGCACGAAGACACCTCGCAATATATCAATGAAACCTCAGTCCGTACATTTAAAGTTGTTTGAAATAATCTTAAACGGAGCCGAGCAGAAACTCGCTACGCATCTAGCAAAAAGTCGTTACGCAAATAACCGTGCGAATAATGTAAAAGACCTGAAGGTCGGGACAGCATCTAACGAGACTGTTGATCTTGAGGGGATGGCCGGGGAAATAGCGTACTGCAAGTTAATGAATTTATATGTAGACATGGAGACTAACCCACCTGTGATGCCGTCTTATGACTGCATCACACATCACGGTGTAAAGGTGGATGTGAAGACAACACCGTGCAGGAATGGACACCTGATCGCCACTCTTAAAAAGATCAAGAACCCGCCAGACAAATATGTTCTGGTGGTTGGCGAATTGCCCACTTATTCGGTGGTCGGAGAAGTGTGGTCTGTTGACCTTCTGAAGGAAGGCAACATAAAAGACTTTGGATATGGGCCTTGTTATGCCCTGCACCAGAGTGAGTTAAATCCTATAGTAAAATAAGGAGAGAGATGAGTAAAAAGATAAGGTTAGACAAAACGCAGGGATATATCCTTGACACTTTCATCAAAGAAAATCTCGTGACGTTGAACCGAAAGAAGCCAGAGAAAATCGCCCGTGTTTGTGGGACTGCACTTGGCTTTGAAATATCCCCAAGCACCATCATCAACATCCGTAAGGCGATGGTCGCAGCGGGACTAGAAGTTTGGGAAGAAGCCCCAAGGTCAAAAGAAAATAAGGGGTTGTTCGTGAAGGTAGCTGCTTTGGAAAAGCAGCTGGAAGTGCAGCTTGCAGAACAGGATCGAAAATTTAAGATCGTGTTTGAAAAACTGCACGACATAGCGAATGGGAATGCTAATGGGGAGGATACAGTCCCTCTACTTGAGGAGGCGCAAACATGGCAGTCGTAATAAAGAAAGGGAAAGAGAAACGGCCATTGCGGGTTTGCATATACGGCAGCGATGGTTCAGGGAAAAGCACTTGGGCCAGACATGGATTGTTCCTCGACATGGAAGGCGGGTTAGGTGAGATTGATTGTCAGTCAATTGATCTAGTCGATTCATCCTTCGCAGATGTGATGGATGCGGCGAGATATATATACAAAGAGTTTAAAATATTGGGCGTAGATACTCTAGTGATCGACAGTATAGATTGGCTGGAACGCAAAATATTTAACGCTTGCTGTACTGACAATGGCTGGGCATCAATCGAGCAACCCGGATTCGGCAAAGGGTATGTGATGGTTCTAAAATATTGGACTGAGTTTCTCAACTCTTTGGATAGACTCAGGGAACTTGGACTGAATATAGTCCTGATCAGTCACAGTCAGGTTGAAAAGTTTGACGATCCAATTGTCGATAACTCTTTTCATCGTCACACACTTAAAATTAATCGTCACAGTCGGGCGTTAATTTGCGAGTGGGTTGATGTTTTGGGCTATGTGGCGAGTGAGGTTTTGACTAGCAAGTCGGGCGATCACTTTGGAACGCCGGAGTTTAAGGCGATAACAACTAACCGTAGGTTAATCCATTTTGGTGAGCAACCTACGTTCATTGCAAAGTCTCGTATGGCCTTGCCAGAGTCGCTGCCACTTGAGTGGGAAGCGTTTATGTCCGCCGTAGCTGGAGCGAGGGGGGATCAGGGCAATAATGCCAAAAGTAAACAGGTAAAAACAGGTAAATAATTATGGAATTAATGTTTGATTCTAGTTCAGTAATGGAGCAAGATAATTCGTTTGCTCCCATCCCCGCCGGGACGTACCCGGTAATTGTGGATGCCTCCGAATTCCGTGAGACAAAAGCGGGTGACGGACGCTATCTGCACTTGGAGTTATCGATTGTTGATGGCCCTTCCAAAGGCCGGAAGATTTTCGATAACCTTAACCTTGAAAACAAGAACCCCACTGCTGTTGACATTGCTCAACGACAGTTGGCTGCTCTTGTTAGAGCGTGTGGCAAGGTCAAGATCAGTGACTCTGCTGAACTGCACAATATCCCCGTGTCCGCAATCATTGCGATCCGCAAGGGGACTAACGGATACGATGATAGCAATGATGTTAAGTCGTATCTGAAGCTGCATAACGATCAAGCCAATATCGCAGCGATTCAGTCAGGCACTCCGAAAGATGACATACCTTTCTAGATGCCTGAAGCAACCAAAGCGTGTCTTGTCTGCGGGACTACCTATGTCCCCAGACAGGCCGCCACACAGAAATATTGCGGGCGGCCCTGTAAAGACAAGGCACGAACAATTAAATTAATTGCAGACGGTGGCCCCCGGAAGGGCGGTTACTCACGCTCAGTTTATATCCGGGTGTGGATGAAGGCACGTGGAGAGATAAATTTTACAGCCCCTTGTACATATTGTGGTAAGGAATTGTCAGTTGACGATGACTTCACCCTAGACCACACGAAGAGCAGAAAAAAATTAACATACGACCAGATCAAATCCGAGCGATTCTTGGTGCTTGCTTGCCGGGAGTGCAATCAAGCTAAAGGAGAATTGTCTGTGCGGGAATTTACAGGCAGCAAATAATTATCATGGAGAGATGTTATGAAGATCAGTTATTTTTTTGGGGTGTCGCACACGACTCCCGTATTCGTGGACATAGGAGATGTGTTCACGGAAATCAAAGAGGGAAAGCACAAAGTCGTCATCCAGAATTGCCGCAGGGCTTTAGACTCTGGTGACAAAGACAAATACAACCTCCTAAAGAAGTCCCTTCCTTGCTACACTATCAGTTGCCGAACCGCAACCCGGAAGGCTGAGATACTTCAAGCATATTCTGGTTTGATGCAAGGGGACTTGGATAATCTACCCGTGGATGATGTTGCGGCACTACGAGATGACTTATTTAAAGACCCTCATGTTGCCGCCTCATTCCTCAGTCCCTCCGGGCGGGGAGTTAAACTCTGGATCAAAGTAATACCTGATGCAACCAAACATAAGGAATCTTTTTATGCAGCAGAGAAACATTTCAAAACTAAATACAATCTCACGCTAGACCCTAGCTGCAAAGACGTTGCCCGTCTGTTCTTTCAGAGTTACGATCCGGATGCGAAGATTAAAAAGAATTCAATCCCCATCCCACTTCTTGCTGAAGGGCCAGACCTGTTCGATGTCAAATCAGAAGAGACTTACAGGTTGGAAGATTATGAGCGGGCCGGAGAAGCACTAAAGAAAATTCCACCTGAAGACTATAAAGTCTGGGCCGAATGTGCGATGTCCCTGAAGGATGGGTTAGGAGAAAAAGGGTTTGAACTATTTGCCAACTGGTCAAAGCAAAGTCCCAAGTGCAAACCCGCTGAACTTAGATACAAGTGGAATTCATTTGACCGTGAGTGGAAGGGTGAACGCATCACATTCCAGACTCTTTTCTTCCATGCGAATGACCCTTGTACCCACAAAGTTTTAGATGCTGTGCCGCTGATCCACCGAAGCCCGGAGTTAGAGACTCTCCACTCTAACTATCTTTCTCCACCGGGCTTCGTGGGTCAGTTCGCTCAATTTCAGACAGCCCATTCCAAATTTAAACAGCCAATCATTTCGCTTGCAGCTTCACTCTGTTTTACAGGCACGATGATTGGTAGGAAATATCGGACAGAAGAAAACACAAGATCAAACCTCTTCATCAGTCTGCTATCTCCCACTGGATCAGGTAAACAATTTCCCCGTGATGTTATAAAAAAGTTTGATCAGGAACACGACCTTAGAATGTTCGGATCAGAGAAGGTTACTTCCCGTGCAGCAATTGAAAGACTGATGACATGGCGACCAAGTTGCCTGTTCCTGATCGATGAGTTTGGGATGTACTTGAAACAGTTAATGGCAACTACCACTGGATACCAAGCGGATATAATATCTACCCTGATGGAAGTGTTTACCTCCTCAACTGGATACTACTATCCCCTCGACCGGGCTTCCCAAGAAGAGCAGAGATTCTCAATCGATCAGCCTTGTCTCAGTGTCTTAGGCAGCAGTACCCCGGACACTTACTGGGAAGGATTAAACTCAGGCAAGATCAGGGACGGTTCGATGAATCGTTTCTTAATATTCCAGACTCCTGACCTTCGGCCTGAACGACACCGCCCGCCTATCCTAGACAAGTTCCCGGCGGAACTTGTCGATCAGGCACTAACTTTCAGGGATACGCCAATCACTACCAAGCATGGTGATGTCCAAGGAGTTGCGGGTCACCCGGAACCTGTGATAATAAGATACTCTGATGAAAGCTATATCTGTTTTGAAAACCTTGAAGATGAATGTACCAAGCTGATCGATGCCCGGACTGTCACCTCCTCCATGTGGGTCAGGGTCTGTGAGTATGCAAAGAAGATAGCACTGATCGTGGCGGTGGGTGACGGCAAGGATAAGATCGAACTGGAATATGCTCAGTATGGCTGCGAGTTAGTGCGGTTCTTAACTGATCAGGCAATCGTTTCTATTCATCAGAACCTGTCCGATAATCAGAATGAAAGAGTTAGTAAGAAAGTCGAGCGTCTGATCCGTGATGTGGGCAAGGCGGGCATCACCTCTACTACCCTGACTCGGCGGACACGCTACCTGAACAACGCCCGTCACAGGAAAGAGATACTATCTGATTTACAGGACAGCGGCCTAGTTGTTTGTGTAAAGACTAAAGCAGATAATACTTACAAGCCTGTTGAGCGGTGGCACTATGTGGGGTAGCCCCTCCTAAGAGGGGCCAGATTGGCGGGTAGTCCTAGATGGGGGACACGCTTCCGTTGCTGCCAGCGTGATCCTGAGTATCCAAATCGGCTGCTACTAACTCATTCACATAAGCCGCACCAGATTTGAATATCCCTGTTACCTTCCTTTGACGATCCAACTTTTGCTGCATCTTCACAGCCAGTTGTTCGTTGATCCTAACCAGTTTTGTTTTTGCATTCATACTACTTCCTTTCCTGTTCTCCAGATTGTTGGCATCCCAGCTTTTTTAATAAGTTTCCCCATTAGTTTTCTGGAAAGTTGATTGATTTTATTATGAACCAACAGGACAAAAGTATTACCAAAGACTGTCTTCTGTACGGTAATAATAAATCCCGCCCTGTCAGGTCTGAGTTTGCGATGTAGATTTAATTTCAAGAACCCGCAGACAAATGCTCTGCATTCTTCTGGTCTTGTTTCATAAATTCCGCATCCATCTTGTGTGAGATGTTCGCACCGCACACCTTCCGGCTTACTCAATGCAACTATCTCTAGTGCAGTACAGCAAGCCGTGCATTTGCCACAAGCCACAGTATCTAGTGGCGTGGGCGTGGAAATGTGTTTCTTAACATTCCCCGTCCCAGTTTTATCCATAAAGAATTGATTCCCTACGAATTGTCGATCTTGTTTCATTCAAAACCCCCCTCTACTAACCCATTCATCCGTTCAACAAAACTTTTTAAATCTGACTTCAGATTTTTTACTCTGCCTTCGTGGTCATTCAACCCATTCCTTATATAGTAGTAATGCTCCTCTGCATTTTGCCATTCTTCGGGCAGGGGTTTATTCAAGGCATGGATATACTTAACCGTAGCATACCACTTCTCCATTACTTCATGCTCCCGCTTCTCATCCTTGTTTCTCATACCTCCTCCTTGTTTCTTTCTCTGGTGATATGCTGGCCGTAGTGTTTCATCTCAAGATGATCCACCAAGCGGCTCAACATCCAATCATTACTGAATTGTTTTTTCTCCCCTGAATACCATGAGGGGTCAAGTTTAGTCCTGACCTTTTCGTATCGGAACCTACTATTATAACTAACAGTTTCAGTAAGCCATTTCAAAAGGAACTTCTCCAAAAGAACATCCCGCTTACTTCCTCCTTGCCTTTTCACAGCAAGTGGTCTGGTTTGTTTTATTGCTTCTATCCAAGTCATACAGCCTCCAAAATGTAAGGGTTCCCGGTTAAGGTTTGGTGCATGGTAATTTCCACATACTCAAACCCGTTGCAGTTATTAATAAACCATTCATCAAAACAATTTTGATTGTATGGTGGAACACGATACATTTTCTTGACAACCCTGTTGTGTTCCTGTCGCAATTTATTCATGCGAGTTTTATTAAAATAAGTTTCAGGATTGTTTATTGTTCCGTCTATGTTTACTAAAGTCATGTCTCTCTCCGTTTATAAGTTAAATTAAATGCGGCCCTTAACTGAATACTCTCAGACTCACCTTACCCTGACGTATTCCCTCCACTACCCTGCCACGGGGCCGCAATGATTATTTATCCCTCAGTTCATCCGGGGGATTGACCCGTGGAAAACCTCCAACATATCCCACAGTTTTTTTGCAGTGCAA